TTTCAATCAGAGTCTAGGCTCTGCCGTTATGAGGGACTGCGACGTCCCAATATATGGCTATTAAGCTACCAAGCTTAATGACCATACCTTGATGCTGGTAAAGTTTTACTAGCGTCGAGGTCAATGCATAGAGACTTAAACATATTAAGCCTTTCTGCTTTCTCGTATGTACTGCGACCACTATGATTGCAGTACGTACAGGCAATCACTTCTGGATTACAGAAGTGATTAGACAGGAAACTAGTGTCGTTAATTCTAGTTCCTATGTGTCGTATTATACAGTTAAAACCGTGTAATACTACTTTCGTCAAAGGATCGCCCATCAGGACGCCCCTTTTCATTGTTATATATCGATAGGTCGAGCCATCGATAGGATAACCATAGTCTGCTAAAGCACCCATTGCTTTAAACAGAACTTTCCGAGGACGATAACAGGTCTAACCTACTATCCTTCTCTAGATTGGAGGAATGCCACAGGCTTTCATCCAACATTGACTGAATATGTTCGCGAGTTCGTGATTCATAACATCAGTGGCGCATGTATAGTCGGTAGAACCGGCATATACATCATGATAAGTACTGGTAATATTCTTACTACCAGCGCTTAGGTTTGTCTGATTTGTTTTCAACAAATCAAACACTATGTCCTTAAATCCATGCTCATGCATAGATTTAACGAGATTCCATCCGTGATTAGCTTGCTTCATCCCGGATTCACTGCTCTCAACCTTACTCATAGGTTTAGAACATATCTTGCTTATAACATCGAGAACGATCTTCTAAGCAAACTTTCCCTTGGTAACGCATCTGCTCTTACCAAGTTCAGGAACTATCACCAATATGACCTCTGATAGGTCAATTGATGACAAAGACTACACATCCATTAAACATTTATGGAATATGAAGTCACCTAAAGATACATCAGAATCATTTATTCTAATGTACTTTATTATCTTTCCCGTCCAAAGATTTCGGACAGGAACGACTGGACACGAAGTTGCTAGAAAGTCTCTAACAGCTTCAAGTGTTCCTCCCTCCCTACGACATGTTTCGTAGGTAGCTGAGGTATTGATGCCTACAGATGCTTGAGTTTCAAGCCCTGTAAAGGCGTAATCTGGGACTGAACTCATGAATGAGTCCATTCCGCAGAGGAATAGTTTTCTATTAGTCTCGCTAATAGAACCCTAATTGACTTGTACAGTATCAAGAAATTTCTTCTTGGATTGTACAGAAACAATCGGAGGCGGCGTACCGCAACCTCTTGTTTGTGACAAGATGCCCTATCCCTAAAGGAATAGATCACCTTCCTGTTCAGATAAAAACGAAAACATCGGTTTTACCTGCTTCAACCAATGAAAATCCCCTTTTAGAGTATTTTCAAACGATCCATCAAATTGTTTGCGCATGGCAAACATTTTCATGTTCTTCCTAGTCTTCTTAAGAGAAGCATAGGATGTGGTAACGTTCAACCCTTTCAGAGTTAAACAACCATCTAGAAATTCATCTCCCAATAAATGGAAGATGTTCATCTATACGAAATCATCGAATTTGTTCCAATTCCATATTTCATGTGGTAATGTTAAATACCTTTGTATAAACATTCCATCAACAGTAGAGAGTAGGTGTAAGAACCTCTACGCTCTATTCTTACGTATCGATTTCCTTTTAAAAGGATCTTGTAACGTTCTCCAGACATCCGCTTTTACAAGTGGATCTCTTTCATCTCCCCTAAGAAATGCTTTTATGCGCTTCTTAAGGAAATTCATTGTCGTACCGAGAGTTTTCTGAACTCTGGTAAGACTGTTCCTGTATTCGTTCCATGATTTGAAACCAAATACAGATGCTTTATCTTTCTTAAGAGATTGACTCTTAGGAACAGATACATATTTGTAGATCAAGGAATTCATCCTTGATCCCCAATGCGTGTGATTTAAAATGAGACTCATTTTAAATTCCACTCCTGCAATCTTCGAAAACGTTTGAGTTCTCGTCGATCCGTCCCATCTAGGCCCTAAAAGCCTAGCTGGTATAGAGTCCCAAAGTCGTGTTACACCACCTTGAAGGACTATTATGTTAGGACCGTCTAATTTTAGACGTTTCGCTAACACATATGCCGCTTGTATTTTAAATACATCGTCATACTTTATACGATTTCCAACATGTTTGTTGTTATTCGTATTTCCCGAAGTTTTGTTCATTGTAGAATCAACATCCTTCGTTTTCTTAATTAAGAGATCTTTAAGGTCTCTTAAATTAGAATAAGCACTATTAACATCAGTAAACTGTTGCTTATAGCCCTCCTGTTCGAACTCCTCATTAGGTGTTAAAACAGATTCTATCATATATTTAGGTAAACCCTTATATTGATATTTATCGGAAGGAAGAAAAGACTTCTTTTCTT